GGGCGCGGTAACCGTCGCCGTCCAGCCACACGTACGCCTTTTCGGGTGCGGCGTGAGTGCTCACAATGCCTCCATTACTGGGATGTGCTCACGCATGTGAGCAGGGGATTTCAGGCGCGCGGTGCGCGCAGCTTCATCTCGACCCGGATCAGCGCCCGATACAGCGGCTTGTCCGGGCCGCGGGTCTTGTCGACATCGCAGATCGGCCCGTCGGTCCAGCGCGCCGTCCACGCCGACCCACGGAATTCCTGGGCCCGCGCCCGAGCCAGCAGGGTGCCCGCCATCGCGGCGATATCCCATGCGACCTCGTCGGGATCGGTGGTGCCGCCGAGGATCTCGAGCTTCGGCACCCACGCGTCGAGCTGGATCAGCGGTTTGCGCAGCATCGGATCCACACCGACATTCCCCGGCGCCCGGATCGTCACGAACGGTCCAGTGATCGGGTCGGGCACATCGCGTGTCGTCACCGACGAAGCGGGAACCAGCGCGGTGAACTCCGGCTGGCCGATCAAGAACAGGCGCGCGGCACCGGGCGCAAACGGCACTGGGTGGGTGGTCATCCGCCGAGCCCGGTGTTGCGAGTGAACGCGCCACGCTGGTTGTAGCCCGCCAGCGTGCGGGCCGCGTCGGTGAGGATCGCGTGGGCGGGAGTGTCGACCGTGCCGAACTCCTTATAGAAGGCGTCCGGGTCGTTGTCGACCAGGAACACCTTCGTGCCCTCGACTTCCACAGCAACGCCGTCGCGGTAGGCGCCGGACACTACCGGGGCGAGTTGGCGTGCCTTCGCGGCAGCCTGCTCCGCCATCGCGATCCGTTCCGGGGTGGAGTCCCGCCGCGCTTGGCTGTAGACCTGCGCTTCGAAGATCTCCAGCCGTGCCCGGCCGCCGGTGACGAAATTACTGCTGGGCATCCGGCTTCACGGTGACCGTGCGGGCCCGCGGCTTAGCGTCCTCCGCCTTCGGCTCCAGCACGCCGCCCTCGGCGAACTTCACCTCGTCGCGGTCACGGTAAGCCTTCGAGTGCTCGTCAGCGAAGTGGCGAACGCCGGTGCTGTCGGTCCAGGACTTGATCATGATTGATCACTCCCTCATATCGGTGCTGTGCCGCACGATCGCGGCGATGTAAGCGGGGCGGCGAGAACCGATCGCCGGACGGCGAGTCCGGGGGCTGCCCTGCACGGTGACGGTGTCGTTGACGGCGACCAGATCGGAGACCTCGGCGGGCCCGTCGAATCTCCACACATCCCGGCGACTGGTGCCACCGGGCAGGCCGGGCATGAGCAGCAGAGTCAATCGCTGATCTACGTGCCCATCCTCGAACTCGTCGATGGTGGGGTCGGTGATGATCCGCTGCTGCAGCAGCCCATACCAGGGGATCTCGGTCGGCTCACTAGGGATCCGGTTGCCGGTCAGAGGGTCCACCGTGACAGGTCCGGGCCGCAGCAACGTCCACCGTTCGGGCAGGCGGTTCACCGCGGCCCCGGCATGATCGTGAAGGCGTCGCCCGTTTCCGGTGTGTCGATCAGCTCCGCAACGTCGGCGTCGGAGACGTACACCAGCGGTCGCCCGGAATCGCTCGCGGGCTCGTACTCGGTGGACCACTCCGGATATTCGGTGCGTCGCACACCGATACCTCTGGAGATGAGGGAGTAGGCGCGCAGCACAATCTCCGCACCGACACCCTTGACCAGATCCGGATCGAGCGCGCCGGAGGCGATTCGGTCATCGATATCCGATACCTTGTTCCGGATCTTCGCCGACGCGATCACGATGAGCTTGTTCACCTGCGCCAGCGCCGCGTCGGCGTAGGTCTCGCCGGACAGCGCCTCGACGTCGGTGTGATCAAGCAGCGGGGTTGCCATCGCCCTCTTCGGCGGCGCGGATGGCAGACAGAATGTCCGCCTTCTTCGTTGCCTCACCCAGGTCGATGTCCTTGCCGTCGGCGTAGGTCCGCAGTTGCGGGACCGTCCACGCCTCTGACGGGTCGCCGTCGGCCTCCGCCTCGGGATCGTCCGCCCACACTCCCGGGTTGGTGATCTTCTTGACCGCCCAACCCGGGACCGTGTCGTTCGGGCCGAACACGTGCGAGTTGCCCTCGTCATCGTGGACGTGCACGAACGTGGCCAGCTTCTTCATCACAGCACCTTCGCGACCATGGTGGCGTTGGCGTTCAACAGCATCGGCAGACCGATACCGCTGGCCTTGGTCCACCGCTGGGTGGCGTCCGGGGTGATGAACGAGCCGACCACAACACCGGAGGCGTCGGTGGAGTCGATGCCGTACAGCGGCTCCAGCGCCTCAGCGGTGGTACCCCACAGGGTTTCGCCGATCTTCGCGGCACCGACGTAGACGATGACGTCGTCGGGGAACAGGCGGGTCGCGTTGCCCTGCCAGTCCTCCACCTGCGCGTCGAAGATCTCCAGCGTCGGGTGGCCGAAGGCGCCGAACAGGGCGTTCACCGCCTCCTTGGTGACGATGGTCTGCGTCGAGCCGACCGGCAGGGTTGCGGCGCGGATCTTGTCGTTGCGCATCAGCGCGCTCATCACCCGCTGGGAGGTGATCGCCCGCACCGGGTTGCCGGACTGGGTGGCCCGGAACGTGGCGAACCACGACTCCTGATCCAGCACCGGGTCGGCAGCACCGGAGCCGGTGACGCTCCACAGGGTCGAAGCGGTCACGCTGTGGCCGACCAGCCGCTGAAAGTCGGCCTCGAGTTCCAGCCCGTTCTCCTCCAGGGTGACCTTGCCGTTGATGATCGCGTCGGCCTTGGCCATGATCATGCGAGTCCGCAGGGCCTGCGCGAGTTCCACGGCGTCGTTGAAGATGACGTTGCGGATCGCGTCCGGCACCTTCCGCATCCGGAGCCGGTCGTACTCACCGAGCAGCCGCTTCTCCGACAGCGGGGGCAGCTCACCCGAGATACGGGCGATTCCTTTGCGGCCAGAGATCGGGGCCTCAGTGTCGTACGCACGGAACCGACCGGCGCGGCGCAGACCGTGCTGGGTGATGTTGGCGCGGAACTCGATGTCGTCGATCATCGTGTCCGGCAACAGGTTGTCGACCAGCGCGAGGTCGTTGATCGGCTGATCCGCCAACGCTTCCCGGACGTAGCCGGTCAGCTCGGCGGGAGTGACGTAATCGGAATTGATGACGAGAGCCACCATTGCTTACGCCTCCTCTCAGAAGTAGCTGATCTGCTTGGCCGTAGCCTGACCAGCAGCGTTGGGCGGATTGGGGACCTTGGCCGCGATGACGGCGCCGTGCCAGTGCAGGGCGGCACCGATCTTCGTCACACCGGCGGGGACGGGCACCGACGCGAGCAGGTGCCCGGCGATACCTTCGGTGTCGCCGTTGCTGCGCTTGCCGTACAGGCCGCTGGCGAGCAGCCGCAGCGTCCAGCCGGACTTCAGGTAGCCGTCGGCGTAGTCACCGGCGGCGAACGTGGACATATCGAGGGTGATCGAGCGCGCGCGCTCGGTGCCCTCACCCGAAGCCAGCCACGACTGATCGTCCTGGCCGAAAGTCTCGGTCTTCAGCTTGAGATGCATTACTCCCCTCCTTCTCTGGGGGTTAGGTGCGTTTGCGCTGCTTGTAGAGGTCGCGACCGGCGGTCATGGTTCCGACTACCTCGCCCTGTCCACCGCCCTGCCGGGGATCCGGCTTCGGGGTAGTGGGAGTCGCGGGCGCCGCCGGGGCATTAGCCCCCATCAGCTGCTTGAGTTGTTCAGCGTCAGCCACCAGCTCGTCGAGAGTGGTGCCGTTCAACCGGGGGGCCAGAGAAAGAGCCAGACCAGCCTTGTCGGCAGCCTCGTAGCGGAGCGCCTTCGCGGCGTCCTCCTCGAGCTTCTTGATCCGCTCGGCGTTTCTCTCGGCCTCGGTCTTCTGAGCGTCCTCGAACTCCTTAACTCGAGCTTCGAGGGCCTTCTGTGCCTTCTCGGCGGCCTTGCGGGCTTCGCGCTCCCGCTGAAGCGCAGCCTTTCCGGCGTCGCCGAGATCACCTTCAGCCGGGCCCGTCGCGGGCTCTGCTGCCGGTGTAGGCGCCTGCGGCGCCGCGGTGGGCTCTGTCGTGCCGGATTCCGCGGGCGCGGGCGCTCCGGTAGCAGGTGCCGTCATTACTGGGTCCTCCATCGCGGGGGGAAACGCCGACCGGCCTCGCGCCGGGGGCGAAAACTGGGGGCTACCTGACGTAGCCGTACTGGCGCAGCAGCTCGATGGCTTCTGCGCGGTTGGCGGCGATCTCGTAGATCGCTTCGGGCATCAACCGCGGCGTGGTGCGGGCGTTGCGGCCGCGGGTTCGCATCGCCCGACCGCCGGCGCCGCGGCGGGTCACGCCTTCCGTGGTGGTGAGCAGCTGGCGTCCGTAGACCTCGGTGCGCTGCGCGCGGCCGCCGATGATCGTCAGCCCGCGGCGGGCGTTGACCACCTGCGACATGTCCGCGCCGTCCCGAATGGCCTGCGCGCCAGCGCGGCCGAACGCCCTGTTCTGCTCCGCCTCGGGCAGCGAGTTGAAGTACTTCTGTGGGTCGGTGGTCACCGCGTCGGCGCGATCCTCACGAGACGGGATGTGCCGACAGTTGCAGTTCGGATGGCGCCGGAAACCGCTGCTCCAGTGGTAGTAGCGTCCCGCCAGCACCACACATCGGGGGCAGGACGGCGGTACCAGCATCCGCGTGTACCCGACACCCAGCCGGGAGGTGATGCCCACCCCAGTCGCTGCCCGTCCGGCGTCGGCGAGTTCGTTGGAGATCACCCGCCGCACTTCCAGGCCAGCTTCCTGCCACGCCCGGTAGGCGGGCATCCCTTCCGCCATGCGTGCTCGTGCGCCGATTACCGACTGCGCCAGCAGGCCGTCGATAGTGCGCCCGTCTGCCGTGACGCCCACTAGACGCGCTGGAGTGGGTTGCGCCAGCCGAGGGGCGCGGATGTCCTGCTCGTCCAGTGCGTCACCGACATAGCGGTCGGCGTCCCTGACCATGGCCTCTTGCCCCGTGGTGACGGTACGGACCATTCGGTCGACGTTGCGTGCGAACCAGGCATCGAAGTCTCTCGGTGGGCTGCTCGCCCACTGCCGGGCGATCTCCTCGACGACGTTCACGGTGGCTCTGCGTTGAGCGGCGTCGAACTCGGCCGCTGACTGCAGCGCCATTACTCCGCCAACAAGCCGACGGTGTCATCCTCGGGCTGACTGCGGTCGTTCTCGAGCGCGGTCCGGTTCTGCTCCAGCTCACGCTGCGCTCGCGCGACCTCCGGGTCCAAGCCTTCGTCTTCGAAGTACGCGCGCTCCCGGGCCTTCCGGGGTTCGTCCCAGCCCATCTCGTCCCAGGAGCCCTCACGCGACAGCACAGGGTTGCCGCCGTTGAGCTTCTGGATCGCGTCGGCTTCCTCGGCACGCGTCGGGGTGGCGGGGTTGCGCCACTCCACTGCGAACGGCTCACCCGCGGTCGGCCAATTGCCGGTGCGGAACCGCTCGTACAGCGCGAGCACCCAGCCCAGCCCCACGCCGAGGTGGGCGTTCTTCTCCTCGGCGTTGGACACGATGCGGGATTCGTCGGCCCTGATCGCGCCCTCCGCGGCCGGGTTGGCGGTGTTGGCACCGAAGTACCGAAACGGCAAACCCGTCACGCTGGAGGCCAGTTCGGCGTACAGCTTCACGGTGTTGTGGAACTGCGCCAGGTCGGCGCCGGGGATGTGGCCGATGCTGACGTCCTTCGGGGACTTGCTGGTCGCCCAGAGCGCATCGAAGTACGACTGCCACGCAGGCTTCGGGTTGCCGTCCTTGTCGACGAAGTCACCCTTGGCCACACCGATCGCGAAGATCTTTCGGACTGTCACTGTTTCGACGCCGTACTGCAGGTCGGTCAGGGCGCGCGCGCAGGCGTCGGTCAGCGGGATGACATCCGCCATCTCCGTGGTGCCCGTCCAGGACCCGAGACGGCGACGGTTCAGGAACAGCACGACCGGGACCTTGCCGAGGTCGTGTGTGTCGATGCCGTTGTCGTCGCCTACCTCATCGATGTCCCAGCCGTTGCTGCCCATCGTCAACTGGATCGTCTTGTCCGGCAGGAACAAGGTCGCCACGTGGGTACCGTCCTGTTCCCGGTAGCGGCGCATCGCGGCGTCCATCCGGCGGCGGCGCTGGTTCACCAGGCACGACATCTGCCGCGGCGACTCCACAGTGATCAGCGGATGACCCTTGTCGTCCTCGTTCGTGCCGACAGTCACATAGCAGCGACCGAAGATCATGTTTTCCTTGGCCAGGATCGGCACCTCGGCCTCGAGGTTGTTGGCGTCGAACGCCTCCTGCAACCCCGGATCCGCCTTACCTTGCCCGGGCCGGTAGATGCTCTTCACCTTCTGCCGGCGCGCCACCTCATCCAGGTACATGCGGGGCCAGTTCGCCACCAGCTCGAAGAGCCGGAACTCCTCCGGCACCGCCAACCCGATGTGCTCGAGCCGCTGCGCGCCCTCATAGTAGGCGTCGTGCTTCTTGTCGTGACGCGACAGGTTGCCCAACTGGCCGGTGAGTTTGTTGACGATGTCGCGTTCGTCGTCGGTGAGCTTCGTCCGCAGTTCGACCACGCTCACCTCCTCAGCTGAAGCAGAACATGCGCCCGTCCACGTCCTCCCAGCCCGATTCCCGGGCATCAGCCGCGGCTTCGTGGGCGAGGATGGACGCAATCGAGGCGTCGATCTTCTGATGGTCTGTTGGTTTGCCGAGGACGTATTTGTCACCCGGTTTCGGTACCTTGCGGCAGTTCGCCATGTGCGTGTCCGTGATCGGACACCCGTCATGGGTGGCGCGCTTGGTCTTCAGGTCGGTCTCGAAACGGCGTATCGCCGCGTACATCTGCGAGATCCGGTTGGTTGCCCATTCGAAGATGTGCTCGTCTCCGTAGCGCAATCCCCAATCCCCGATCTCCGAGCGCCAGTCCTGCGGGTCCGCGTACAGGCGAGCGACCGTCCAGGTGTTGAACACCTCGTCGACTGCGGCGTGCACTTCACTGCGGGGAATCCGCCCACCCCAGTTGGCGGGGTTCCAGATCGTCGGGCGCCGATCAGGGCCATAGCGGGGGGTGAACAGCAGCCCGTCGCGGGTCTCACACCGCAGGGCGGTCCAGTCGTTGTTTTCCGACCCATCGAAGCCGACACAGATCGCTGTGCCGCTCGGCGGGCTAGGAAGCCACAGCTTCTGCATAGCAGCTGTCCCACAGGCCATCCGGAAGCCACGTACCCGCCCGGGAGACGAGCCGGTTGCCGAAGAACCGTTCCGCCTGCGCGGGGTCGGTCTCGTTCAGCTCCATCGCCTCGGCCTCGATCGAGTCGAGGTTCACCCACGGAGAGCCGTCGTAGACGTAGCGGAGGATCTTGCGGCGGTCCCGCTTGTTGCCCCAGGACAGCCCGGCCGGCGGGATCCGGAAGAACTTCCAGATGTCCGGCGCCTGCGACTCGTAAGTCCTCTGCGCGGTCGAGTTCTCGGCCGGATCCCACGCGTTCGTGGTCTCCATCGTGCGACCGTTCATACCGGCGGCGCCGCGGCGCTGTGTCTCGGCAATCCCGACCATCTTGTTGGTCTTCGTGTACAGGCCGGTCTCGTCGTGCAGCACCCACGACACTGGGTTGCCGACGCGGCCTGTAGCGCTCGAGGTGACCGCGTCGATGCGGTCGAAGTCATCCCCGCCAGCCGACCCCATGATGCGAATGAAACCCTCGCGCACCGCCATCACATCCGACAGCGGCCCGAGCTTGATCATGGCCGTGAGGGGACGGTAGACGTTGCCGACCTGGTCCTCATTCGTGGCGGTCAGCTGAATCACCGGTGAGGGATGCCGCATGGCCATCGGCTCACCGGGGAGGTATTCGTATTCCCAGCCGCAGCCGCATCCCCAGTCCGAGCACGCCCAACCGTCGCCCTTGCGCGCCCAGCCGAGAAACTCGGCGGGCCCGACGGCCTGGATGCACGTCATCGACGCTGCCCACGGGCCCTTGCCGGTCTTCTGGGGAGCGACGATCTGCGCGCGGCGGTAGGTGAACGCCTGATTCAGCAACGGCTGGTCATCGGCGACCCATTCCACGCCCGGGCGGATCCGGCAGTAGTTCGCCGCGCACCAGAACTGCCAATCGGACCAGACGAACTCTCCGCCGCGAC